TGGAGACGTTCATGTGAATGCACCCCATGCAATCGATTCCAAATCGATCGCCCAAGCTGTGGACAATGATCTTAAGCTTGCTATCCTTGCCGGAAGTGCCAATTTTGGACAAATTGCATGAGCTTCACCGACTTCGCCAATGATGCCGGACTTTTGGTCGAGGACGCCGCCAATCTTTTGCTGGGCTCTCTGACCGCGCCATCATGGGGCGTGTATTTGAATGGGTCGCCGGTCATCACCCCGGCCACTCCATATGGCGGCGGCTCGCTGATCTCGGCATTATCCGCTGTGGCGTCAGTCTCATCGGTTGCCGGATCGCCAAACATTTCGCCGTGCATTGCGTCGACCGTCGAGTTCGAATATGCCCAAGAATGGCCGATCTCGACCTATCCACAGGAACAAGGAGCTTTTCAAGCATATGATAAGGTAACGATGCCTTTCGATGTGAAGCTGCGCTTGGCTGGAGGAGGTTCGGTTTCGGATCGGCAAGCGTTCCTTCAAACTTGCATGGCGATCTCAAATAGCTTCTCATTGTTTGATGTCGTAACGCCGGAAATGGTGTTCAGTTCCGTCAACTGCACGCACATTAACTGGCGCCGGACGGCCGAGCATGGCGTCTCGCTAATCTCAGTTGATTTGTGGTTCAAGGAAATCCCTGTAACCGCAAGCGCTAATTTTGGCAACACTCAACAGCCGGGAGCCGCTGGACAGCAATCGAATGGGGCTCAACAGCCGCAGACGACGACTAATTCGACTCAGCAGAATATCGTTCCGGGAGCTGTTAACTAATGCAAACCGTCCCTTTGCTCCCAATCCCAAACCAGACGCTTCAGATAAATTTGAATGGGCAAAGCTGCACGATTAACGTGCAGCAATTCTACATGGCACTATTCCTGACGCTCTACGTCTCGGATGAATTGCTTCTTTCATGCGTGATTTGCGAGAATTTGGTTAGGATCGTTGTGGATGCTTACATAGGGTTCGAAGGCGATCTCGTCTTCAACGACAAGCAAGGCACGTCCGATCCGGTATTTATCGGCCTCGGGTCTAGGTTCGAACTCGTATATCTCGCGCCGGATGATCTCGCCACGCTGGGATTCTCCGGATGAGTTTTACCCAAAAACTTTTGTCTGTAACCGTACAGCTCGCGACCAACGCAGGAACTGGTCAACCAAATACCTTTGCCGAAAGCGGGACGAGCACGGTCACGCTCTCAGGGTCGAGGATATCGGTTCGGATCAAAAATGCTGGCGCGTCGGTCAATTGCAGGGCGACGGTCAAAGTCTACGGCATGACGCAAAGCCTCATGAACCAGTTGACGACGCTGGGAATGGTCTACAATCAAGTCACCCGCAATCAACTCACAATCCAGGCCGGAGATGCGAACGGCGGCCTTTCGACGATCTTCGGCGGGACGATCATTTCGGCAACGCCAGACTTCTCGGCGCAGCCAAATGTCCCATTCATCTTTGAGGTTTTAAGTGGTCTCGCGCAAGCGACGACGCCGGCGACGGTTTCTTCATATCAAGGGACCGTCAATGTCGCTGATGTGGTCTCGAGCCTCGCGACGGCCATGGGCTTTCAATTCGAAAACAATGGTGTCACCGCTCAGATTTCATCTCCAAGCCTCACTGGATCATTTCTGGAGCAGGCAAAAGATATCTGCGCGCATGCGAACGTCAAACTTGCCATCATCAATGGAACCACACTCTCTATTTTCCCGGATGGCGGCAACCGCAACACACCAAATGTTCCGACGATTTCGCCAGAAAACGGCATGATTTCGTATCCATCTTTGACGACACAAGGGATAATCGTCAAGACGTTATTCAACCCACAAATAACCATGGGAAGCCTTATTAAGGTGAATAGCAGCTTGCTTTCTGGAATATCGGGAGCACAACCGACATCGAATTATCCGTCTCAGTGGGCGGTTCGCAAAGTCGATCTCGACCTCGATTCGCTGTATCCAAAGGGTGAGTGGGCGCAAACGCTGTATGCCTACAATCCGGGCTTCGCCCGCAGCATCCTACCCCCTGTGACATGAGAATCAAAATGGCCAAAAATGAGGAATTAACAGCAGAATATCTTAGATCAATATTGGTATATGATCCTATGATTGGAGAATGGCCAGTGGACCAGATAGACCACAAAAATGGCACTCGCTCTGATAACATGTTTGTGAATCTTAGAGAATGTAATAATTCGGAAAACAATGCAAACCGTCAGAGACAGACAAATAGTACCAGTGGTTTCAAGGGAGTTTGCTGGAATAATCGTGCAAAAAAATGGATGGCACACATTAAGGTTTTGCAGAAACAAATCCACCTTGGCTATTTCGACGCGCCAGAAGATGCTCATGCAGCCTATATTGAAGCATCGGCACTTAATTTCGGTGAATTCGCGAGGATAGGATAATGGCAGGATCGGTTTCTAACCAAGATCAGTCTGGATATGGACAAGCAGACCCATATGACTCAAATTCGGAGTTCGATGCCGTTGACTTCATGATACGGCAAAGGATCGCAAAGGTCGCGGCGGTGAAAATGGTGCAGGTCGTCGCTGTTCATCCTGGATCGGGCTCTCCAGGGCCGGCAGGAACAGTTGACGTTCAAATCCTCACGAATCAACTCGACGGTTCCGGCAACGCGACGCCAAACGCAAAGGTCTACGGCATCCCGTTCTTTCGAATGCAGGGAGGTGGCTGGTCGATCACAATGGACCCGTCTATTGGCGACGTCGGCATGATGGCTTGCTCCGATGTCGACATCTCGGCGCTGAAAAAAGCATCCGCAAATAATACGGCCAATCTTCAGGTCAATCCTGGTAGCTATCGGCGCAACAACATATCGGATGGGCTCTATTTCGGCGGATTTCTGAACGGGAAGGCGACTAAGGCGACATTCAATCTTGGTTCGGACGGATCGCTGACGATCACGGATGGATTTTCGAATATCATCCAGACTTCGGCAGAAGGCATAAGTTTCACGCCGGCCGGCGGCATCCTCAAAGTCGTCGGGCAGATACAGGCGAGCGGAGCCATCCAAGCGGGCGCTGGTGGCTCTGACAGCGTTACGCTACAATCTCACACGCACCCATCCAATGGCGCACCACCGACCCCGGGAACGTAAATGGCAGGCCTCGCGACAATGCTACTAGACGATACCTGGGATTTGACCGTGGATGCCGCGGGTAACATGGCGCTTGCGCCCATGTCCCCGCCGGATAACCTCGCGCAAGATGCCGCGTCCGCCGTCCGGACATGGCTTGGCGAAGAATATTGGAATACTCAGATAGGGATTCCGTGGCAGACAATTCTCGGATCGGTTCCCAATCTCCCATTGCTGAAACAGCAGCTAGTTAATGCGGCGCTCACTGTCCCCGGTGTTGCCACGGCGATAGTTTTCCTGTCATCATTCGACAATCGCGCAATCTCTGGTCAAATTCAGGTTGTGGCACAGGGAACCGGACAAACTAGCTACCAGAATTTCTTCGTGATAATCCCACAGGGAGAATAAGATAGTGACTTTTGTTCCGCCGATTTCCTGGGGAACCGCCGGGCCGATAACGCCGTCAGGTCCGGCTATTCTTGCCGGCGTGCAGCAAGACTATAATATATCTTATAATGTAACATTCAATTTTAATCTAAACACTCCCCAAGGTCAGCTTACATCAAGCCTCGCGGCGGCGATCAACAATAGCTATCAAACCGTGATATATTTCTCAACGCAATTTGATCCACAATTCGCACAAGGTAGAAGCCAAGACGCTATCGCCAGAATAAACTTTCTGACGCGGCTTCCGGCTGAACCGACAGTAATTGAAGTAGAATGTCTTGGTTCAGGTGCGACACTTCCAGCCGGTCCAACTCAATATGCCTCAGTTTATGATTCTAGCGGGAATATTTATCAATGCACCGAAGCTGGAACGCTTCCTCCCGGAGGTGGGACGATCACGCTTTCTTTCGCATGTTTGACCCCTGGTCCTATCGCGGTTCCGTCGTCAGTCCAGATTTATCAAAACATTTCTGGATGGGACACGGCGACGGTCATTGGCGGCACTGTCGGGAATAATGCCGAATCATCGCAGCAGTTCGAATTACGGCGGCAACAATCGATCGCGTCGAATGCGGTCAACTCAAACACAGCGATGCTCGGAACCCTCCTTTCGAATGTTCCAGGCGTTCTCGATGCCTATGTGGTGGACAATCCTTCAAGCGCTCCGGCGACAATTGGTGGCATTTCCATCCCCGCGAACACGCTTTATATCGCCGTGACGGGGGGATCTTCTGCGGCAATAGCTTTAGCAATCTGGCAGAAAAAACCGCCGGGCATCCCTCTTTATTCTGGAAACAATACGCAAGTTGTATCCGATCCGAACCCGGCATTTTCACCACCGGTGCCACAATATACGATTACATGGGAAACGCCGAAAAGCCTTCAAATATATTTCCTGGTGACGCTCTTCAATGGGCCAAACATCCCTTCGAACGCACAAACACTTATCGCGGCGGCAATCGTATCGTCTTTTAATGGATTAAATTCTGGAGCCGAATTCATCGGATCGATAGTCGGGACAACATTGACCGTTTCAAGTGTAATTTCTGGCACGATTGGTCCCGGTCAGCTTATTTCTGGCGCGAATGTCGTTCCAGGGACGACGATTTATCAGGAAATCACTGGACAAGGAAACGCGGGGACTTATCAAGTCTCTCTTGCCCAAACTGTCCCATCGACGACAATCGCATCTTCTCCCGCGAACAATGTTCCGTCACCGCCGCGTGCGCGAATCGG